TATTACCTAAATATAAAACCATGATTAAATATCGAGTAATCGAAGAGCAAATCTTGGAAGAAGGTTTGTCTTACAATGATGCGATCACAGTGATGGAGATTTTAAATGAGCAGGGCAAAGTAGTAAGAATAGAAAAATATGACCTGCCAGCTAGATTAGGACGTGATCCTGACCTACATTAATCCTTATAAATAAATACACATATATGTGAGGATTATAATGACACAAGATTTTATGGGCATGGATGGTTTCCAATGGTTTGCTGGGGTTGTCGAAGACAGAGAAGACCCTCAGAAAGCAGGAAGAGTCCGTGTCAGGTGTATTGGTTTACACACAGATGATAAAGCAGCTCTTCCAACAGAAGACCTACCGTGGGCACAAGTTATGGCTCCAACGGACACTCCCTCTATGGCTGGAATGGGAAACACACCATCATTTCTAGTTGAGGGAACTCATGTCATTGGATTCTTCTTAGATGCCGGAACAATGCAGCAACCAATGATATTGGGTTCAATTCCCGGTATGCCTTCTGAAGAAGCTAACCCAGAGCTTGGATTTTATGATCCACAAGTAGTATACCCCAAAACATTAAATGAACCAGACACGAATAGATTAATTCGTGGTTCTATTGGTGAAACACATCCCGCTCTTATTAAAAGACGAGGAATGAAACAAACTGAAATTCCTCTTTCAACGAAACCTCATCTTTCAACTGGCGTTCAGCCAGGCAGTGGAAAAGATGCAAGAAAAACTTATGATGAGCCAGACCCTAAATCAAACACTCCAACCATATATCCTTTTAATCATGTGCATGAAAGTGAGTGTGGGCATATTCATGAAATAGATGATACGCCGGGCGGTGAGAGATTATTGCAGCAACATATATCTGGCTCATTCACAGAGATACATCCTACAGGAGATAAGGTTGTAAAGGTTGTTGGTGATTGCTATGAGATTATTATTAAAGATAAAAGTATACTCATAGAGGGCGATCTTAATTTGACTGTTAAGGGAAATAAGAATGAACTCATCCAAGGAGATTATGTTCTAGAGGTTGAGGGTGATATGTATACCAAGATTCATAAGAACCAACGAACAAAAGTTGGGGCACAAGGATTTGGGTCTGGGACTAAGACTGAGACTACATTTGATGAAGATGGCCAACCAGTTACAACTTCTATAAGTTTTTCTAAAAATGGCGGTAATAGAGAAGAAGAAATCTTAGGAAGTTACGCTTATGATATATCAAACGCAGTCAAGGGTAGGGTTGGCACGGGCAAAGGTGAAAGAGATTCTGATGTTACAATTGGTGGTAATGACAAAAGGTACGTTGGTGGCGAGTATGGTTTGATTGCTATAAAAGACCTTACCCTGACATCAGGCGCTGGTGATGTAATAATAGAAGCTAAGAAAAATATGTCATTAAAAACAGCAATAGGTGTTGTTGGAATTGGTGCAGGGACTAATGTGAATATACAAGCGGTAAATACTATGTTGTTAAGGACGGCATTTGGCGCCCTGACTGTATCAGCGGGAACCTCATATGATATAACAGCTAAAACCACATATACTGAAATCATAGCTTTAAGTAGAACATCTACTACTGGTATTTCTTCGGTAAGTAATGCTGGGGGTACGATGAGTTTTAACGCACCAAGAATTGATCTGAACTAATGTCTGAGTTTGATGCTGGTGAGTATAAATTTCTTTTGTTTGATGGTACAACTTCTTCTTTTACGGATTATAGTAATATTCCATTGACATTAGATGTACGGAGTGTCTTAACTTTTCGTTCAGCTTATATGGATGATGATGGTGATACTCATACTGAAGATATACATACCGCATTTAACGAAGTTATAGGAGAAAGATTTAGTCTGTGGGTTTCTAAATGTAAAGAAAATCATAGGGCACTTGGTAGAGGGTCTTTTGATGTTATTGTTTTTAATGGAACATCCTCAGAGGTTGCTGATGTAACCTTTACTCTTGAAAGGATTCTTGTTTTAGAAGAACCAGATTCTACTGCAACAAATCGTCTTCTTCATGAAGATGGAGATGTGATTGCTGGTGTATCTGACACAAATAGAACAGATATTGGAAGTAAAATATTATATGAAGATAATGATAATGTTGGTGGTGAGAATGGAACTTAAAGGAGATTTAAATGGCAATGTTACCCATTACAAGAGCTACTGATGCAGATTTTCCTCACTGTTCAGGCATGGTCCGAACACCGGGCGATAATGTTACTGTTTTCGCAGGAGGCCTACTTGTAAGTAGACATGGTGATCCAAATACGGTTCATGTTTTTCCGCCAGCGCCATGTCCTCCTCACGCCGTTCCAATACTAAGTGCTTCTAATTCAGTTTTTGTTCAAAAAAGAGGTGTTGGACGTATATTTGATCCAACATGCACGGCAGTAGCACAAGGATTACCAACAGTTTTTGTTGGTGATAGCTTTAGTGATTTTTTTTAAGAGGTAACAATAATGTCGAAGACCCATAGGAGAAATTAATGGCTGATTCTAGTACACCAAACCTATTAGGAGCAAGTGAAGGATTTAATGAACTTGCAAATCAGCTTTCTAGTATCAAATCATTTCTTCAAGGTGCTTTAGAGGCTCCTATTGAAACTGTAGTAGCTGAATTGATAGGTTCATTAGGCATTTTAGATGGAGACTTCTCGGCATTAATTCCAGAACTATCATCAATTGCAGATATTAGTTTCATATCAGAAATACAAAATTTGATAGCATTGGACGCTGGTAGTCTTTCAAGTTTGTCTGCATTAGCAAACATTGAATCTCAATTTGGTGATGTATTATCTGGGGCAGGATTTGATTTAGGTGGTATTATAAGTGACGCAACAGGAGCTTTATCTGGCACTTTTGATGATCTTACAGGAGGTATTTTAGATCAGGTAACAGGTATTGTAGATAGTGCTACAGGAGATATTCTAGGACAGGTAACAGGTGTTGCAGATAATCTTGTAGGAGGTCTTATAGGACAGGTAACAGGAGGTGTTGCAGATATTGTAGATAGTGCTACAGGAGATATTCTAGGACAAGTAACAGGTATTGCAGATAATCTTACAGGAGGTATTGTAGGACAGGCAGCTGGTCTTGTATCACAAGGCCTTAATGCCGAAGGTATTGCAGATAATCTTGTAGGAGGTCTTGTAGGACAGGTAACAAGTGTTGTAGGTGAGATAGGAGGTATTACAGAAGAGTTTGTAGGTTTATCTGATTTTGATATTGTTAATCTTAATATTCCTAATTTTGCAATCGGACTAGATGGTATACCAACTTTATTAGCAAGTGCTGCTGGTATGCCAGCTGGCGATCCGGTAGATGAAGATGGTGCTGACCTTATAACTCCATCAGCACAAATATTCTCATCAAACTCTACACTTGCAAGTGCTATTACCGCCGCTGCTTCTACGGTAAAAGCAAATTTACCAAAAATAGATGTTGCTTCTGAAATTGGAACTGTTTCAGAGGCAGTAAGAAAAGAGTTTGATAAACAAGATGCAATAATTAAAGCAAAATTACAAAAGGATAAGAGTCCATCAGTGCCAGCAGTTCAAAAGATTAAAAACGCAACTGCCGTGATCACCAATCTGCCACCAAAAACTTCACTTTTGAGTTCTGATGAGAAAATAACAAAATTAAAAAACCTTCAAAATAGAGTATCCATTTCTAATAACAATGTAACAGATTCATTCACCAGACTTGCGGCTCTTGTGAAAAAAAGAAATAAAGAAGAACCAGATAATATACTTGCAAGTGGCACTGAAAAACTTGTAAATAATGATTCTAAATCAATTAGTGTACGGGTTAGGTTTGATGATGGAAGAGTCTTTAATAAAAATAATTTATCTTTTGCTGGCGGTGGCGGTGGTTCGATTGAAAAATTAGGGAGTGGTATCCAGCGCACTTATAGTTTGAGAGCTAGAGGTGTTAATAGCATTATTGAAACAGAAATCAACAGCATTTTGAGAGGAGCCGACGAACGCCCCGGTGGTGCAGACGGTATAGAAATAATATTACAGGAGGAAGTAGAGGCTAGGGAGACTGACACGATTACAATATTTGATGAAATGTTTGTACAAATAGAAAAAACATATGCTGTTCCATTATAAGAGTAATATCAATGATAATAAAAAAATTAGTTACACTTAATGTATTATATTGGTTGCCAGATTATAATAATGTCTTGCAACAATTTACTTGGCAAACAAAAGACATAGTTCCAGAGTATCCAAGAGTGCATCAATTTTTAAACTACTGGCATGAGGAGATTGATGCGGTGATAGCAGAGGTTCAAATTGTTCATAGTGACAATCATGAATATAGGCCTGTGAAAGAATTTAAGATTATAGAATAAAATTTACCCTTATAAATAAATGAAGGAGTAATCATGCACAGTACTAATCCACAAGGATTTACAGACTCAGAGACACAGAATGATATATCACGCAATGTGCGGCAGTATCGTGACCTTGATCTTTTCTTTGGTAAAAAACCTGTTAGTGGTGATGTGCATATACTAACTGATATTACAAATATAAAACGTGCTGTTAAAAATTTAGTATTACTTAATGTATATGAAAAACCCTTTCATCCAGAAATTGGTTCTGGTGTGAGGGATATGTTATTTGAAAACATGACTCCATTCGTAGCTATAATGTTAACAAAAAGAGTTGAAGATGTTATATCTAATTTTGAACCAAGAGTCAGACTAATGAATGTTAGCGCAAGACCAGATTTAGACCGAAATATCTATGAGTTGACAATTACATTTTTTATCATTAACGCTCCCACAGAACTTGTAGAGGTAGATATGTTTCTAGAGAGATTACGATAATGGCAACAAATGATAAAAGATTAAAAGTTTCAGAATTTGACTTTGATGATGTCAAATCTAATCTAAAAACTTTTCTTGAAGCTCAAGATGAGTTCACAGATTATAATTTTGAAGGCTCTGGTATAAATGTTCTTTTGGATGTTTTAGCATACAATACTCATTACCTTGGTTTTAATATGAACATGCTTGCAAATGAAATGTTTCTTGATAGTTCATCACTTCGATCAAGTGTAGT